AAGGATTACTTGACCGATTAAAAGAAATGTTGCATGCTATAACTACAAATCAATTGATAATTGATGAAGCTGTTGTAGATTCTTTAGCACAACACGTAACTCAAGAAAAAACATTGACCGAATCAGATTGGAACAATATAATTCAACATGTTGGCGGCATTGAAGATGCACGGGGACAATGGGACCATCCAGGACGTTGCACCATGATACCTAGCAATTCTATAACAATGCACAATGTGCCATTTAAAGTATTAGGAATTGATGATACGGGCCATATGCAACTAATGCAGCCAGAACGAGAATATACTTATCCGGGTAGCAAAGTATTTGAAATTCCACATACAGCTCAATGGCAAACAGTTATAATGCAATTACTAAATAAAATACAAAATGGGAGCAAATATGCCAAGTAAAGGATTAGGCGATGATATTAAACGCATCACTAGTGCAACTCGATTAGATGAAATAGCAAAACGCATTGCACAACTTTTAAATGAAGATTGCGGGTGCGATGATCGCCAAGAATGGTTGAATGAAAAAACTAAAAATTGGTCAAGATATAAAAAACAAAACAAGGACATAAATGGCGGTAATAAATAAAACGGGTATTACTAATGGTACTACTATTCAAGCTGAGCACGTAACTCGAGCTATCGATGCATTGAGTGGAGGAAGTACCGATTCAGTTGTTGCAACCGGTTCATTTAATGGAACGTTAACAGGAAATGCAACCACTGCAACAACAGCAACCACTGCTACTAATGCAACAAATACAGCTGTAACTAATACGTCAACTGGTACGGGCCCATATTATATTACATTTGTTGAATCAGCAACGGGTAACGTTGCGCAACGTGTTGATGCAACTGGATTAACATATAATGCAACAACCGATACGATTACAGCAACAGCATCTTTTGCTACAACAGCATTAAGTGCTTCTTATGCAGCAAACGTTCCTTCTACGGCAAGTTATGCCTTAGCAGCATTAAGTTCATCATACGCAGTAACAGCATCATTTGCTTTGAATGCTGGTGGGGGAGCAGGATTTCCATTTACGGGTAGTGCACAAGTTACTGGATCGATGGGTATCACAGGTTCATTAAATGTAACCGGAGGAGTAACTGCTTCATTGTTTGGAACAGCATCAGTTGCTATTAGAACCCGCGATGAATTTATAACACTAAATTTTACACATCGTGAGATAACTAATACCGTGTTAGGTACTGTGAGATATTTTGGCGGGTTTAGTTTACCTACTAATTCAACAGTAGGCCGAATTGGTTTAGCTGCACCATTTAATTGTACAATTGTATCATCGAGTATAACTATTTATAATTCTTCATTCGACAGTGCTGGACAAGTTGATTATTCGTTATATGTTAAAGGCGTGTTAGTGGCTCCATTATCTAGTACTATTGATTTAGATGATTATATTAAAGATGAAGCATTCGCTGTTCAGGCGGTTGGAGGGTCAGTTTCGGCTTTATCGGGCGATTTATTAACAATTCAATTACGAGAATTAGCAGATTCTACGGGTGAGTATCAAACTCATGTTGCATTGCTACTTAAAAAACTCTAACATGTATAATACATCATATTTATATAAAAAAGGAAAACAATGAAACGATTAACAAAAGAACAATTACTTGGTATTCTTCGTCATACTCTAACATTCGTTGGTGGTATTTTGATTACCAAAGGAATTATTGATGAAGCTACTGCTACGGAAATTATTGGCGGTATCATTACTTTAACTGGAACTATTTGGTCAGTGTTAGCAAAGGCTTAATATGAAACGACTCAACGAATGTGATTGTGGTTGCGGCGGTGCAAAAGGCGGATGCAATGATAACGATAGCAATTACATGTTTTTTGGTAATTTAAAAATCATTAAAAAATATGTAGATGCCATGTTGCAAATGGATCCGCAGCAAGTACAAGAAATATTAAACGATGGACATGATTGGGCAGCAGATCACATTGCAACCTCAAAAGATGATGTCCAAGAGGTTGGAGATTTCTTGATGAATGAAATGCATGATAGTGCAGAATCATACAACATGCAACAGCCACAATTCGTTCCGGTTGGGTTTAAAAATCATCTCAAACAAGCAATGCACGAAACAATACGCAAAGTTGAAGATGGTTGGGCAGTATATCCTAAAAAAGGTGGAAAGCGTTTAGGTACGCATAAAACACGTAAGGCAGCACTTAAACAATTGGCTGCAATTGAAATATCAAAACATAGGAAATAAATGTTTTCGGAAATAGTTACGAGTATTAATAAGTTTGGGAAAACCAAATTAGCTCCATCTAAAGTTTGCGATGGTGTAGGTATTTTTGCAATTGTAGAAATTCCTAAGAATTTTATTTTATTTCAAGATGTATCTGCAGATACAATACATATTCCATTTACCGAAATATGCGATGATGCTGTGAAAAAACATCTTGCATCTGTATGTATTTCTGATTCGGTTGGAATTTATCTTTCTAGAACATATAATAATATTAATATGTCTTACTATGTTAATCATTCAGAAACACCAAACATTTATTATGATTGGAATTTAGATGAATTTATAACATTACGAGATATACTTCCAGGTGAAGAATTAACATGTTTATATACTAAAGAAGAAATAGATTGGCTTACTTAAACGCAAACATTCCAACAATTACATGTTTCATACGAAATGAATTCATGTTTAATCACGAACATGGTAAAGGTGAATTTACTGCTGCCGACGTACATGCAGTAGCATCTATACAAAAACGAACTCCACTATTTGAAGCATTTTTGGAAAATGGTGTCAATTGGACTAGAAGACCAATACACGCATTTTGTTGGAAGAAGGATGCAGAAACATTGCCATTAACGGAACATGCATATTGGGATTGTTTTTCATCATACATTGATGTACAAGTAAGAGAACGAATGGCAGGACTTCGTGCAGATTTAATTTCCATCACCGGAGTTAAACGTCAAGGTGTGTATATGTTTACATTAGATTGGTCTCATGAAAATCGAAACGTATTAGATACAAACTTTTCAGAAACACCAGAACATAAGTGCGGTCATGTGTTCAAAATGGATAACGGCAATTATTTTATCTATCCTAATAACAGAATCATATGGATGGATAATGCTTGGACATTTAAACGCATTGATAAAAATCCTGGATATAAAATTGATATGACAGTATATAGTGTTGAAGGTAAAGGCGGGTTTGAAACGGATTATTCTTATATGACTGAATTCAAACAAGATAAACAAATAAAGTGATATTTATTAATATGAAACTAATAAATTTACTTTTTGAATCTAAACAAACTGACGATAAGTTTGAAGAATTTGCAGAAACGCGAGGTAAGGGCGCTGCTAAGATAGCGTCAACTGCTGAAGAAAAAGGCGGGTTAGCATTATTAACATGGCATCACTTTAAAGTAAAAGCTCCATATTATAAACGAGCTACTGCAGGTAAATTTGATATTGATTCTGCAAAAAAAGAATTTGCTGAAACGCTTAAAAAGATTTCATTAGATATGACTCCAATTGAATTTCAACGAGAAGTTGGACGTTTAGAAGTTTTAGGCGAATTGATTATTCGTGAAGAACGAGGAAAATAATGATACGATTAGTTGATTTGTTATCGGAAGATTTGCGCAGATGGGTAAAAGAAAAATGGACAGATCAACATGGCCGGCCTTGTGGCAGTTCTGAAACCAAAGGAGTTAAGAAATGTCGTCCTTCTCGCAAAGTATCAAAAGATACTCCCAAAACATGGGGTTCATTTGACAAAAAAGAAAAGAAAGCATTGGTTGCACAAAAGCGACGGGTTGGTATGGGTAAACGTACTCCTAAGGCAGAAGGTGCACTTGAAGAAAAAAAGAAAGCAAAACGCGATGCATGTTACTATAAAGTAAAAGCTCGATACGATGTTTGGCCGTCTGCATATGGATCATTAGCACTTGCAGCTTGTAGAAAGAAAGGTGCAAAGAATTGGGGTAAAAAATCATGATATCATTAAAATCATTGTTAACAGAGGGTGCGGCATTAACTGACGACTTTATGCAAAAAGTAATGCAATGGGAAAACAGTATCAAAGCAGGGTGGAACTCAAAAAAGAAACGTTGGTTTCCCCATGGAAGTGTTGAAGGCGGTACTGGTACTATTGCATATGGCCATAAACTTACATCAAGAGACATTGCTTCGGGTAGATTTGCAAATGGAATAACACAGGAAGAGGCAGAGAAACTTCTTAAAGATGATTTGTTTGCAGCATCTAAAAAAGCATTACAATTAGTACCCAATTATCAAAGTTTGCCTGATAATGTTCGACAAGCGCTTATTAATGCAGCATATCGTGGCGAAATAAAATCGACACATAATACTATAAAATTAATGAATGCTGGTAAATGGTCTGCCGCAGCTAAAGAATATCTTAACAATGCCGAGTACAATTCTAGACCAGGCGTGCGAGGACGAATGGATTGGAATCATAAACAATTTTTGAGTATGGTTAAAGGCAAAGATACATCGGCGCAATCTCCAAAAACATATACAGTTAAATCTGGTGATAGTTTAAGTGTGATTGCATCAAAATATAAAACAACAGTTGATTCTCTTAAACGAGCAAACAAATTGAAATCAGATATGATTAAACCGGGACAGAAGCTCATTATCAAATAATTTGGATTCTGCATCAATTTTATTTATATTAAGTTATGAATCAGAATTTCATAGAACAATTATTTATCGATTCAATCAACATCATGGCAACTGGTGAGTGGGAATGGCCTGATATGTGGGACAAACCTCGCCGTATGCGTTTTTTAGATGAATCATTGCGTTATGCAGAAGAACGAGAATTATATGAACAATGTGCAATTATACGAGATGTCAAAGAAGCAGTCGACGAAATCTAAACGAGGCAAGTATCAAGTTACCTTGCACAATGACAATCGCAATACGTTTGATCATGTCATCAATTGTTTAGTTGATGCATGTGGGCACAATGAATTACAAGCTCATCAGTGTGCATTGATAGTACACAATGCTGGACGATGTGTTGTATTTATTGATTGCTATGAAGATTGCGAAGCAGTTCATGAATATTTTATCAAAAATAAATTGAAATCAACATTGGAGAAACATGATAAGAAAAATTCATAATGCAGTACTACGTTTTCGAATTGCATTGCTGCATGCAGCATATCATCGCAACATGAAACGCATGGAACAGGCACGTAAAAAATTAGATGTTATAAAATTTAAAACATATGCGTACCGAGCAGAAGATGCTTGGCGTAAATTAGTTATATTAACCGAAAACATAAAACAACCAAATGGGTAGAAAATCAGCACACACAGGTATGTCCCCGAAGGATCGTTCTGCAATGATCATGGACAAGTTTATTTCTAAAAACATAAAACGAGAAGCAGGACAACCTTTTAAATCAGGCATACGCAAAGATCCAAACATTCCGATACATATGTGGCCGTTACAAGATCAAATTGAGTATTGGGAGAATCGTACGGATGCGGATAGATTCAATGACAAATATCCAGTATATTCTTTTTGGA